TACGAGTCAACCCATGCCTGGATGAAACCGGATCGGATTCTGGCGTGTCAGCATTCCGCCATGTGCTGGTCGAGATGGACGAGAAGACGAAGGACGAGCAATGGACGATTCTTAAGGATTCGAAGCTGCCGCTATCGGTCGTCATTGATTCAGGCGGCAAGAGCCTGCACGGCTGGGTCAGAGTCGAAGCGGCGAACAAAGAGGAATGGGGCGAGCGTCGCGACGTTGTTTATCGCCATCTGGAAGCCCTCGGCATCGATCCGAAGAACAAGAACGCGAGCAGGTTCAGCCGGTTAGCCGGTGTGATGCGCGATGGCAAGGAGCAGAAGCTGTTGGCCATCAATGTAGGTGTCGTGAACTGGGATGCGTTCACGGACTATCTGGAGTCCCAGGACATGCCTCAGGAGTTCACGCTCCAGAGCATCATCGATTACGATCCTGAGAATGACCCTGACAATCTCATTGGCGACAGATGGATTCGACGCGGTTCATCGGTTCTCTTTGTCGGTCAGAGCGGATGCGGCAAAAGCTCGATGGCGTTCTATCAGGGACTGAGGTGGGCCATTGGTTCAGATTGGTTCGGTTGTCAGCCGGTACGACCATTGAAGGTGGCCTACGTCCAAGCTGAGAACGACATTGCCGATCAGCATGATGCGCTGAAGGGAGCCGCTCAGATGGTCTTTGGAAGCGATTGGCAGAATGGATTGCGCCGTGCGGACATGCTGTTCTTTCGCGAGGCTGTTCGTACCGGCGTAGATTTCACGACCATGCTGCGTCGTCTCATCCGAAAGACGAAAGTAGACATTGTCTACATCGACCCTCTGCTCTCTTACATTGGTGGCAATCCATCGGACATCGAGGTCTGCGCGAACTTCACGCGGCATCTGCTCCAGCCGATTATGATGGAGACAGGAGTCGTCATCGTGCTGGTTCATCACTTCCCAAAGCCGAAGGGGAAGGACGACAAACCGGAGAGCGTGGCAGACATGGCCTACTCAGGATTTGGCTCGTCTGACCTGACGAATTGGGCGAGAGAAGTAATTGTGCTGAAGGAGGTCGGATTCAATCAGCCGCGACGCTTCATGCTGGGAATGGCGAAGCGAGGAGATAGGTCAGGACTGAAGGACAAGAACGGAAACAAAACCGGCTCCATTGTCATCCAGCGAGGTGTAGGAACTATATCCTGGGACTACGCACCGCCTGAAGTATTCGTAGTCGATAAGGCGGCGTCGAAGAAGCCGTGGGGCGGACGACCTAGGCGTTAGCCTTCTCACGCTCGGCACGGCGACGACCTTTCGCAGCGAGCGATTGGAACTTCGCCTTGCCGTATTTTTTGCGGCCAATGGCTGCACTTAATGCAGCAGGATCTTTCACACCCTTCTTCTCAAGACTGCCGATCAGCTTCTCGTAACGACCTCCACCGCCAAGTTTCATCTTGTCCATATCAGTTAGAATGAGTTGTTACCGACTAAAACAGAGAAAACCAAAGCCATAATCCAAGCGGCGCATGACCAGAATCGCGCCGACAGCTTGCTTCCAGGCGTATCGCAATTCATCCGCGCACGGAAGCTCTTCCGGTTCGCTGGTATGTGCTTCTTGATGGTCATATTTGGATCGCCGTACCTGACCAAAGCCACTTTGCCGTCTTCCTTTGCCAGCACAGCGGACTTCTTGGACTTCCCCGGCGTGGATTTCGGCTTGTTGTAGCCAGAGAATCGCTCACCGCGATAGGTGACACCTTTCTTGGAGAGGGAGGTTTTCATTCGCCAGACATGACGGTTCTGACGGTGAGATTCCGAATGATCATCGGAATGTCGTTGTCTAGCATTTTGGTTTCAGCGTTGGTGAGCTGATCAAACGGCTTGATGACAGCGGCCCGATAATTTGGATTATCCAGAAGATATCCCGCAATTTTAGACTGAAGTTTTTCGGTCCAATTATATGCTCTTTCTCCGCCAGCAATTCCAAAAAACGGACCAGCAGCGGATGTGCCTTTTACAAATGCGGCTGTTCCAGCAGCACCAGGAAGCAACTTTGAAATAAGCGACGTCTTATTTTTCTCGGCAATCTCAAGTGCCTTTGCAATTTCGTCGATCTTGGTTTTTCCAGAAGGACCAAAAACGCCATCCAAAGCGTTCTGCCACGACTCAGCAGATTGATTGAACGACTTGGCTGTAATTGGACCTTTCTTGCCGGCTTCGCTGACAATCTGTGACAGCAATGCATTCTGAGTGTCAGCCAAAGTCTCGGCACTCAGAGCATTTTTAACCTTCGTGGCGTTCTCTTTGGAGTTGTTTAGGAACTCAAGAACAACATCTGGAGACGCGATTACACCCTCGCCTTTTCCTAGTGATGCCTTCCTAAAGTCTTCAGCAAAACTTTTTGATGACACATCCCAAGCTGCTCTCGCTTGCTTGATTCCATCTCTAGTTACGTTTGGAAAGAACTCATCAAGAACCTCTTTTTGAATGCCGTTCCAACCTTTTGATAGCGCGTTTTCAAGGTTGTCCAGAAACTTGATCTGACCTCCTTTGTTTAAGTCGTTGTAGATCGTGTTTCCGATCTTCGACTTAATGCCGTCGTAGTCTTCAGCGAGAATTTTCTTCAACTGCTGAAGTTTTGCAGGACCATCTGAACCTCCAAGAGTCTTGATAATTGAAGACCAAGACCCGCCTTGCTCTCCAATATCTTTAAGGATTCCCTTTGAAAAAGTGGTGTTGTAATCCTCCATAAATCCGGAGTACCGCTCCTTCAAGTCCTTGAAATTTTGAATGAGAGGATCTTTGGGAAACCTTTTTTCAAATTGACCAAGAGCATCTTCAAACTTTGCCTTTGCTTGGTTGTAAGCGGCCCATTGATCGCCAGTACCAGCTTTAACAGGTTCGCCCCACTTGATTGCTTTTGCGGCATCCTGCTGTTCTTTCCAAAGGTCGTTCAGGCTTTTACCACTAACTGGACTGTAAATTTCACCACCTTTAGCAACCGACTTATCGTAATCTTTCGATTGAACGCGAGGGTCTTCCCGAAAAGTGTCAAACTCTTTTCCAAAAGCCTCATTCTTCCTGTCGTAAACACTCTGTGCAGTGTTTTTAACAACTCCAACAGCTTCACCAAGCGTCAACGACTCCATCTTGTCGTAATCGTTGGCCAGCTTGCTGAAAGCGTTTGTCGTGTCTTCGTCGAGTTTTCCGAATACCTTTTCGACATCAGCAACAGCCGCGTCAGCAAACTCTTGTCCAGACTTGGTTGAGTTCTGTTTGAAAGACTGAGCAAGAACGTTTTTAACCTGATCTGGATCTGCCCGATATGCTCTAGCCAGCTTACCAGCAAGCTCCCCCTCTTTATCAGCGATGTTCCTCTGAAATTGATCGTAAAAAGGACGATTGAGTTCTCCTAGGAAATCCCCACCTCCTTTGTACTTGCGATATCCAGCACCAATTAAGTTTCCGGCAAGACTTCCAAAGGTTTCTCCAACGGCGTAATCTCTTGCTGACTCAAGAAAGTTATCAAACTTCCATTCTTCACCTGAAACTGCGGTCCTTGCAGCTTCACCAGCCAAACCTCGCATCGCCCCCTGAACCGGAACTTTTGCAGCAGCACTGAGAAGTGTTTGGCCAGTTTCAAAAAGGTTTCTCCTAATCGGTCCTGGCAGAAATTTGGCAGCTCCACCACCTAATGAAGTCACAGCCTCTTTAGTTGCCGCTGCGGCAATTTTTCGAGGACTCGTTTCACCGGACATCAACTGATAGCCAGTTTCACCGATTGCCTGACCAACGGGAAGCGGTACGCCCATTGCCTGAAGAATCGGTCCAGTTCCATATCTGACACCCTGTGAAACCTCTTCTTTGGTCGGAGCAGTTTCATCAAACATCGACGGTGCGCCAGCAGCAGCAAGACGAGCCTCTTCTTGCTGCATCGCCTCGCCCATCCGAGCAGCGTCACTCATCGTCGCTTGCCTGATTTGCTCTGGATTAAGCGCGGAAACAAGACCCTGCTCCTCGCGCCGACGCATCTCTCCAACTGTGGCCGACTTTTGAACAGCTTGATTTAACTGAGCAGCCGATCCGACAACAGCAGATTGAGCTTCAGGAAGCGCAGCAACCATGCCCTGTTCCTCACGCCGACGCATCTCGGCGATGGTGGCTGGGCCTTGCGACTGAGGT